AGGAATATCAAAATGCTATGAAATATTTTCGAATGAGAATCATGTTTGATACATCAGTGGACGTGAAAGAGAGTAGACGATCTAAAATTCATATTGTAGCTCATGGATTTAAGAACTAATATGAAAAGTATATATATTATGTATTAAAAATGATAAATATTGTTTGTAATACATAGCCCATGTATTACAAAACAAAAACACTATGACTACTACACAAGACACAACGACACCTACTACGGTTCCTGAGGTTCCTCAAGAGCAAATCATTGCGGCCAATGCTTCTTCTTCATCTTCTTCTTCATCGTCGGCAGAAACCATTGCTGCTAGCAAAGCTCGTAATGCTACTAGCGAAAATGCAGCTACTTTTGAAGCCCAGAAGTTGGCAGAACCAGAGAGAGTTGGTTTCTGGACGAAAGAGGAGCGTGAAGAGTTGGATTCGTGTCATTCGCGGACTCGTTTCGTGAATACCACGATTTGCATGATCTGTGAGAGGGACCAGAAGACAGTACCCAGTTTGGAGCTTCGTTCTTATCACTACATGTTGTACTCTTTCGCGGCCATCACAAACATCTTAATGTACTGTCAAGACTGCAAAAAGAAAGCTGAGTACGTGCGCTTGAATGAGCTTGTCAAAAGCAAGATGATCCCGTCGGAAAAGCAGCTTTTCAGTCTTAAGAAAAAACTCAAAATCATTCGTACGAATGGTTCTGAGTCAGAGGGGAATCTTCATGCTACCATGACATTGGGTTGGTCATCGACGATGAACGAGATTACAGCATGGGTCTGGATGCCAGACATCCTTTCAAGCAAGCCCCTAGCCTTGTCTCTTTTGTTCCAGGCAAATCCCGACCTAATAAGTCTCCCAGAATTCAAGAACGGACTCGTCGTCCCTCTTGATCATGAAGAGATGTTCAAACTTGAGTTTCCCGATTTCTACGCCAAGGTCCAAACAAGCATCGCCAATCTCAACCAGCGGTTCTTTCCAAAAAGCTAGACCTCAAAGACTCACCTATAAACCCACCCTACTTTGTTTGCAACTTCTGCGACTGGTACCTGCACCTCCAAAAAATTGATTAATTTTTTCGCAAACTTCTACCAGTAACAGCCACAAACAACAAAATCAATAGAAATCATAATGACTACTCCATTGCCAGAAACAGATATGATTGATGAGGAGATGGTGGACCAAATCGAAGCAGAAATGGATGCGATTGTCATTCCCGATGACCTTGTAGGAGTATGGAATTTTGATTCAGAGGAGTAGAAAACATACCCAAGCTCGTTTTCGCAAACTTAATGCAGCGGTGTTGTCCGCGATTTCGCGTGCGATCTCGTAGGCCCGCGGCATCGTCTGCCATAGCAGTTGTTTTATTTGTTATCCTTATTATCCGCTGGATAACAAATCTTGTTCTTATTGCTAACGGAACTTACTATGGTAATGGTATACCAACCTATCCTGATTTACAATTATGAGCTTTACTTGATTATCTATTTTTTAATTTACTTTGTTGGTAAAAGATAGAATAAAACCCAACTGTGAGATGAGTATTAAATATGCTGTATTTGTTTCACCCCAATACCAAAAATGGAATAATCGTTTCTTAAATGCTATTGATCGTTGTCTCTCAGAGGAGGGATCTTGGGTATTACCTAATTCAAACAACTTCAAAGATGAAAAACTATTTGCATATGATCAAGTAAACCCAGATATAATTTATACACTTGCCTCTCAAGAAGAGATCAAACAGGCCATTAGTAATAAAGAGCAAGAATTTGACATATATGGTAATCCAGTTAACCTATCAGTAACTTTTTATGGTAAGAAACCAATACAGATTATGATAGATGCTACTAACTTCATTGATGGTGTACCAATATCGAAATTAGGAAAGAAGGAATATCGTAAATATGTGATAAATCATGAAACAGGTCATGCTCTGGGTTATAATCATTTGCCATGCAACGATAAATCTAAAATATGTCCCCTTATGTATCAAATGACTAAAGGAGTTCCAAACGGTTATAAACCTAGTTACAGAGCTACTAAGGAAGACTACTTGGCTGAAAGATTATATTAATAGGTTGTTGGATAAGTAGATTCAGTGCTTTTGGCTTAAGTGTGATAGAAAATCTCACTGACAGATTCCTTGCATAAACGACGACGAATGACCTCGGCCAAGAGAGGAGCAATCGAAAATGTCGAAATTTTCGTAGAGCATTCTTTATTCTTGAACTGAGGTAAGGAATCACTACAGATCAGTTCGACTACTTCTGGTGTCTTGTTCAGACGCTCAATAGCTGGACCACTGAGAATACCATGAGTAACGACGACAATGACACCAAGTGCACCAGCTTCAACAAGTTTCTTAGCGGCAGCTTGAATAGTACCGAAAGTATCACACATATCATCAAAAATGATTGCCCAACGGTTTTTTAGTTCACCTGTGTTACCAAAAATCAGTGTCTTGCTTTCATCCACATAATTCTTACGACTATAATCACGCGTCTTTGTCAAACATAGGTATGGCATTTGCAAGCTTTCTGCGTATTTTCGTGTACGTTTAAATGCACCTTCATCAGGTGAAACTGCAATAAAACAATCCAATGGATCTCTATCGACAGCCACCTCAGATTTAGCTAAACCATTTATCACTGGAACTACAGGAGTCTTAAGATATTTAGAATTAGTGAAGACCCACGTTCGCACATGTTCGATAACAGGTGCAATAGCGTACAAATTATCAACCGGTATCTCTTCTGGAAAGAAACCTTGGATTGCTGCAGCATGCAGATCTAAACAGATAAGACGCGTAATACCCGAGACTGCAAGAAGTTTAGCTACATGCGAAGCTGAAATTGCTGCATGGGGCTCATCCTTCTTATCTTGACGAGCATATGGATAAGAAGGCAAGATTAGAGTCACTTCCTTAGCACCAGCACGACGAAGTGCTCCAATTGTGAGCATTACACCGATTAAATAATCATTGATGCTTTTTTCGGGATCCTTCTTATCATTACTGGATGTCAGGTTGGTTAAATTAACCAGATTCGTAAGATCGGCACGACACGATGGAGAGATCGTACTAATCAAAAACACTTTCTTTCCATGAACTGAAGGATTAATAACTGGTCGGGCTTCTCCATTGCTGAAGTAATCTACCTTCATAGGTGATAATGGTGCTCCAAGTCGTAAACAGATAGAATTTGCCAATGTAAAATCTTGATCCGTCGTCAATACACAAACCTTGGATAGTGTTTTATCTGAAAGATGTGAGTTAAGTGATTCAAGTGATTCGATTGAGTCTGCCTTGTTCATATTGTATCTTATTATGTCCTTTTGAAGCTTATTTTAATTAGGACAAATGCGAAAATCTAAATGAAATATCAATTTTCAAATATCTAAGTATCTTTGATATTAAGTAAGTCAAAATAATGTCTTGCAAGATCATATACGAAGATTATCTTCGATCATACATCATCGAATAATGAATTGGTTAGCATTAGTATTAACAGCATTCTTATTTTTCGTAATAGCATATGGAAATATAATGTATGAAAACAGTTTTTTAGGATTTAATACAGCAAAAGTAAGTCCCTCGAATGTTCAGAATAATCAATTAGGTAGTGGATGGCCCAATCCCTGTCTGGAACAGTTAAGTGTAGGCAATAACCCTGCAGGACCAATTAATGTAGGAAATAACGCTGATAGTTTCTTCTTTTCTCCACCAGATATAACGGGTTCTTGTCAACGGTATGGCAGCCCCTATCCTGACCGTAGTAGCCTTATTGCTATATCTAACAATAATGGAGATTGTTCGCAACCAAAAGTGTCTAATCTGGAAAAACTGATACATCCTGGTAAGGTGGATCCAACATATTACTATGATAATCCATGTTTGACAAGACCACCATATGGTACTAAGACAGCAGGTTTAGAATATATGATGAAGTTGAATGAACTTACTAACGAATTATATAGGAATTGTGATGAATACGGATGTCCTTCTTCTAATCCTTTCAATAAACCATCTGACGCACTTCTACCAGCAAGAGATTATAACCGCCTTGGTCAAGTTAAATCTCGTGTTCGAGGCATGGATAAGGTGTGCGAACCCCTACCTGCCTTAGCTAAGACTTGCGCGTTTACACATGGGTCAGTGAGTCCTTCATTAGTAGGTACTGGACAAGGTTTCGGAGGAGATGCGGCTATGACTATGGCCAGAAATGATATAACTGAAGAGATGTATCACAATCCGACAGCATTTTGTGCAAAGAATCCTAATCATCCAAGATGTGCGATTTTCTCTGGTTTATTTACACCTTTCGTTGGGCCAGTCGAATATAAAAACAATCTCAACGAAGTTGTTGGTGATGGTTTAATACCAATGGATAAAGTGTTTCCAATCCCAAGACCAACTCAGAGCAATGTTGATGGTTTCTGTCTTGAAACCAACCCATTCTGTACTGTCAACGATACAAGAAGTGTTACGATCCTACAATCACAGATGATAGATCCAAGATGTTAATCAATTAGAAGCCAATACTACTATATAGTTACTAGTTTTACCTATTATACCTATGGGTTTATTAGTAAATGCTAACTGAAATTTATGATTGGTAAATAACTGTTTAACAAAGTAAGTAATTTGTTTGTTAAATAATGTAGACTTTGTGAGTAGGGTCTAATCTTTCTTGATTTTTAGGGAACCCTGTTGAGCTAAGGTATTTTTGTAAGAAACTATTCCATATTCTAAGAGACTAATGATAGATGCAGTGACAAGCGAGACTGAAAGTGCTGCGTATGGATTATTATTAATAGGTGTGATGAGAATTCCAATAAATAATCCTTTTCCTCCACCATGGACTAATGCCGTGGTCAATGTCTGGTCCTGTTTGTTCTGAAGTTTGTCAGACCATGCTAATTGTGAACTCCAAATTACTGCAGAACCGAGAACACCAAGATTCTGTGGGGAGGTCCGTTCTCTCCATATTGAGATGAAGCCCTTACGGAAACGTGAAGAAAATGCCATTAAACACAATAAATATATAGAAGTATCGAAAATCAATTTTTTACAAAAATAATAAATAATGATGGTAATTTAATGAGGATTAGCTAAATGGTACAATCTTTACCTATTTAAAAATTGATCTCATCAATGGATTATCAAAAGATTGTAAAAACGGTTAGTGCTGTTGTTGCTAGTATACGATAAATTACCTCTAAATGCCAATAATCACAGCACTTAAAAAAGACTTAAAGGCCAAGTTTTGGAAACGCTTCCGATATAGTAGGAATCCCATTCGTCAATGGTATCAATTCAAAGATAATCGATGGCATACGATCAGTATGCTATCGATTAAGAATTACTTTACCACTTTTGCTAAGGATATAGAGTATGTTAATCTTAAAGAGGCTCTCTATCATCCCAATTTTTATCAGAAATTGGATTCGAAAATTCATCTTATTGGCTTCGAAAATGGTGTTTATGATACTAAAAGACAAATGTTTAGAGAAGGAATACCAAGTGATTACATTTTTAAGACTACTGGATATCCATATTCAAAACCCAATATCAGTGACATATCAAGCGTTGATATGTTTTTATCTGATTTATTTTCCAATGATGAAAAGACAAGATTTTTAGACTACTGTCTAGACTGTTTTAGGGATATTAATGAAAAGAAATTATGGTTGTTTACTGGTTTAACCTGTTCTGGCAAATCGACTATCATTTCATTGATGGAAAAAGCTTTTGGACAATATTTTCGTAAGGCACGTTTAGAAAAGCAACAAGGAGATCTACATAGAGAATTGGCTCACACTTATCGTTGTCGTCTTGTACATATTTATCTGGATTCTTGTACCGACGATCTCTTATTAGAACTATCTAAGTTAGTCTCAGGAGAACTTATGACTAAGGATCTATATACGAACTATATTAAAAGACTTGAATATCAGGTAGTACTTTCCGATGTTGAGAAGGACATGTCGATTAATGGAAAAGATAAGGACATACCTTTAAAGAAGAGCCAATTCAATATACAATTCGTAAAGCAACCCATTAGTATAAATCAAAGATTACAGGATCTTAATATACATGATAAGATACCTGGTTGGACACTTGCCTTTATGTACTTGATCTTACTGCACTAGTAGTTCTATATTAAAAAATGATATCATTTGATTTTCAACAATCTCTAAGAAGCAGACAAACAAGAAAGATGCAAAACTATATCTGTAGTGAATGCAAGAAATCAGACATCAAACTCTGGAGAGGTTACAGTGAGGAACTTGCTATCCTTCGCTGTGTTGATTGTACATGCAAGCATGAAAAAGTCAAGTCTATAAATGAAAACGATTTAAAAAAAACTGATGCTATTAAGTGGTCCGTGCCAGCAGTTCCTTCTAGACCAAATTCATATTGGGGATATACATCGGTTCCTGAAAACATGGTCCAATGGTGGAATGCGCTTCCTCTTAGGGCCTAAGATCAATCTTCTCCATATACGATACTTTGTTGTCTCCAACTTTCTAGACCATAGATAATTTTATTTATTTCAACTTTGCTCTAGGCTGAAAGCTAAATTTTTTTGTCTAAAAAATGATAGTATCGTACATTCACATATTCACCTATTAATGAAAATCCATACCTTATTCATTTATACGAGAGATTGTCATGGAGATGAATCTGTCTCAAATGCCATAAAACTAGCTGCATTATCACTTGATAACTTAAACGAAAAATATAAACAATATTTACTCAGTCATCGAGCTGAAGATGATTACTTAGATGATGAAACTTTTTCAGACTGTGTACAAAAAGCACTGGATAAGGTTACAACTGCGCATGCTCCTGAACTTAATAGTGCTTATACTACTGAGTATTTCGAGTTAGATATATAAAGACGTGCCGCTGAGAAACAAAGAATATAATTGAAATATAGTATTTAGCTGTCTAGAACAGCATTCTAAGGGTGGGTGATGTTGTGTTGGCGTTGGCGGCCTGTATAGCTTTTTACCTATCACGCATTATTTTTACGATGATTGTGTTGGCAGCAACGGTAATTCCATTGATTGTCGTTGATTTGCCAACTTCTGAAAGTACCATTGCTTCATGCGATCTTTGCTGCTTTTCATTTCAGCAAAATCCTTTTCAGCGGATCCTAATCTAAGACGCCCAAACATAAGATAATTCTCAAAAACACGATATTTTAGTTTATCATTATACAAAATATGGTGACCCAATGTCTTAAATATTTCACCATAAGTTTTCGGATATTCTTCTGAATAACCATCATTCATAATATCATACCATGCCAATATAAAATCATCTGGTAATTTCGTATCAAGTATTGATTTATAAACTGCTGGTGGTGTGTCAATAATAGTTGACAGAAGAATATGGCATAATTCAAAATCTTCCAACATGAATACCTGTTCATCTGAGACGCTAACTTCAATAATTCGACCATCATAATTCCATTTGCGAGGATTGATGGATTCAAGAATTATTGCTTTTTTTGTGATAGGATGAATACATTCAAAACTCATTGTAGTGTACAATTATTACAATGAAATGAATAATAATTTTTACATTCATTTTTTATACATTTCTATTTACTGCTTTTTGGGCACGTAGTGGTAGCGTCAGCGACAGTGATAGAGACAGTGATAAAGACAGCGACAGGATAAAGACAGCGACAGCGACAGTGATAG